TTCCATCTGTCCTGCTAACTCAACAGCTTTCAATAACTGGACTTATAAAGATCAATTTGACGCTGCTCCTGGTACATCTGCTTTTGTATCAAATAAGGGCGGTTCAACCGATGAAGTCCATGTTGTAGTTGTTGACGAAGATGGAGAATGGACTGGCGAAGCAAATACAGTCCTTGAAACTTTTGCTTTCGCATCTCAGGCTTCTGACGCAAAAGCAAGTGATGGTACTAACAACTACTGGAGAGAAGTAGTCAATAATGGTTCAAAATATATCTGGGCAACTGGTACTCCAACCACGTTAACAGATGAAGGTAACCTATCTGCTGGTCAAACATTTACTACAGTAACTGCAGCAATTGATTATTCTCTAACTGCTGGTACTGATGATAACGCTCCTACCGTGGGCGAATTGCAAACAGGATATGATCTGTTTGGCGACGCAGAAACTATTGATGTTAACCTAATCATTGGTGGCGCAGTAGCAACAGGCGATGCTGTAACTCATGCAAATAACCTGATTGCTCTTGCAGAAGGTCGTAAGGATGCTGTTGTATTCCTTTCACCCGCTATTGCAGATTCGGTAAACAGTAACACACCTGCTACTTCGGTCATCGCTTGGGCTGATCAGTTAACTTCAACCTCTTATGCGGTTGTTGATTCTTCTGCCCTATACGTATATGACAAGTATAATGATGTGTATCGTTGGGTTTCGGCATCTGGCCACGTAGCTGGTCTTTGTGCGAATACAGATAACGTAGCAGACGCATGGTTCTCTCCAGCTGGATTTAACCGTGGACAACTGTTAGGTGTTACAAAGCTTGCGTTCAATCCTAAGAAAGCAGATCGTGATGATATGTACAAAGCACGTATCAATCCAATTGTTAGCTTTCCTGGCGAAGGTACAGTCCTCTTTGGTGACAAAACAGCTCTTTCTAAGCCGAGTGCATTCGATCGTATTAACGTACGTAGATTGTTTATCGTCCTTGAAAAAGCAATTGCAACTGCTTCTAAGTTCCAATTGTTTGAATTCAACGATGAATTTACTCGCGCTCAGTTCCGTAATTTGGTAGAACCATTCTTACGTGATATTAAGGGTAGACGTGGTATTACTGACTTCTTGGTTGTTTGTGATGAAACAAACAATACCGGTGAAGTTATTGATACAAATCGTTTTGTTGCAGACATCTACATTAAGCCTGCTCGTTCTATTAACTTTATTACACTTAACTTTATTGCCACAAGAACCGGCGTAGAGTTTAGTGAAATTGTTGGACAATAAGGAGGTAGACAATGGCTATTTTAGGCGTAGATGATTTTAAATCAAAACTAACTGGCGGTGGTGCACGCTCCAACCTGTTCAAGGCAACAGTCAACTTTCCTGGTTATGCAGGTGGTGATGTTGAACTGACTTCTTTCTTAATCAAAGCAGCTCAGCTTCCTTCATCTGTTATTGCTCCAATTACGATCCCATTCCGTGGTCGTCAATTGCAAATTGCTGGTGATCGTACATTTGAACCTTGGACTATTACTATTATCAACGACGTAGATATGAATGTAAGAAATGCATTCGAGCGTTGGATGAATGGTATTAACCAGCATAATAACAATACTGGACTTTCAAATCCTACTGACTATCAGGCAGATATGATTGTTGAGCAATTGAATAAAGCTGGTGAGGTTACCAAGCGTTATGATTTCCGCGGAACTTTCCCAACTAACGTTTCTTCGATTGAATTGTCATATGACACTGAAAACACAATTGAAGAATTCACAGTTGAACTACAAGTTCAGTACTGGGAATCAGATACCACTTCTTAATGGTATATAAATAGTAGAAAGGAGAGGGCTTCGGCCCTCTTCTAATCTACATAGGAGCAATTGAATGGAATTATTTGGTTTTGAAATAAAGCGTAAAGCCGAAGAAAAGGAAGAAAAGAAAAAAGTTTCCTTTGTTCCTCGTGATGATGAGGATGGTGCGGGTTACGTTGTTAACGCGGGTGGATATTTTGGTCAGTACTTAGATACGTCTGGTGGTACTGCTAAAAATGAAGCCGACTTAATTATGAAATATAGAGACATTGCAACTCAACCTGAATGCGATGCGGCTATTGATGACATTGTGTCAGAGGCCGTTGTGTCTGATGAAGATTCAGCTCCAGTAAGTATTATTTTAGATGATGTAGATCAACCAGATAGAATTAAGAAATTAATTACAAACGAGTTTGATGAAATAATTAATCTTCTCAACTTAAATTGGTATGGACACGATATTTTCCGCCGTTGGTATATTGATGGAAGATTGTTCTACCATAAGATCATTGACGAAGCACAACCAAAGCGTGGTATTATTGAACTTCGTCCAATTGATCCAACTAGAATTCGTAAGGTAAAAGAACTCATTAAGAGTAAAGATCCTAAGACTGGTACAGAAATCGTACAGGGTCAAAAAGAGTTTTATATTTACCAAGACAAAAAGATGAATAAATCAAATCAAGGTTTAAAGATTGCACCTGATTCGATTTGTTATGTTACTTCGGGTGTGTTAGATCCTACCCGCACAAAAGTTTTATCATATCTCCATAAAGCGTTGAAGCCAGTTAATCAGCTCCGCATGATGGAAGATTCATTAGTAATTTATCGTTTATCACGTGCTCCAGAACGTCGTATTTTTTATATTGATGTAGGTAACCTTCCAAAAGGTAAAGCCGAAGAGTACGTAAAAGGTATTATGAATAACTATCGTAATAAGATGGTTTATGACGCAAACACAGGAGAGCTAAAAGATGATCGTAAACACATGTCGATGCTTGAAGACTTCTGGTTACCGCGTCGAGAAGGTGGCCGCGGTACCGAAATTACAACCTTACCAGGAGGGGAAAACCTCGGGCAGATCGACGATATCCAGTACTTCCAAAAGAAACTATATAAGTCTCTCAACGTACCCGTCAACAGACTCGAACAAGAAGCGCAGTTCAGTCTGGGTAGATCTTCTGAGATAACTAGAGACGAATTAAAGTTTCAAAAGTTTATTGGTAGAGTACGTAAAAAGTTTTCAACACTATTTGTTGACTTATTAAAAACAAATCTAATCTTAAAAGGTATTGTTACTGAAGAAGAATGGTTAGATATTAGAGATAATATTAACTTTGATTTTCTACAAGATACTCATTTTGCGGAATTAAAGAACGCAGAATTGCTTAGAGAAAAAATTGGTACTCTAAGAGAAGTTGATGAGTTTGTTGGTAAGTACTATAGTGCGGCTTGGGTGCGTAAAAATGTACTTATGATGACTGATGAAGATATTGAAGTGATAAATAAAGAAATCGAAGATGAAGGCGGAGCCGATGAAGAAGGCGACGATGAAATTTAAATTTGTATAAATATTATAAAGATGAGGTGAATTATGGACGTTAATGATTTAATTAATGCGCTAAAAAATGGCGAGAACGTTGAAGCTGAAAATACCTTTAATGGTTTAATGGCTGATAAAATTAATACCGCTATGGATGCGCGAAAAATTGAGCTGGGTCAAGGTATGATGAACCCTACTCAAGAAGAAGAATTAGAAGCTGATTCAGCTGAAGATGCTGATGAAGTAGAAACAGATGAAGTTGGAGAAACTGAAGATGAAGACGTTTTCGACGATACGTCAGATGAGCAGCCTGAATGAGGCTTTCAGAGCTCCAGCTGGTGAAAAAGTAGTTAAACAATTTAAGGTTGGTAAAAAGAAAAAATACGAAGCTGTGATTACTAAAAAAGGATCTAATTTTGTAGGCTATATTGATGGTGATAAATTAGATACTTTTAAGAATGCTAAAGAAGCAGAAACAGCAATGTTAGATTTTACCAAACTTATGGAGAAATAAACTGATGAAGCTTATTACAGAATACGTAGAACAAGATTTAAACTATCTTACCGAAGAAAAAGACGGTAAGAAGAAGTTTATTATTGAAGGCGTGTTCATGCAGGCCGAGTCAAAAAATAGAAATGGTCGTATATATCCGAAAGACGTAATGGAGTCTGCGGTTAGTAAATATGTGACTGAACAAGTTTCCAAGGGTAGAGCCGTGGGTGAATTGAATCACCCTGAAGGTCCTACCATTAACTTGGATAAAGTATCTCACAAGATTACGGACCTTCGTTGGGAAGGCAATAATGTTGTGGGTAAGGCACAAATTCTGAATACTCCTATGGGTGAGATCGTTAAAGGTCTTATGGAAGGTGGTGTTCAGCTTGGTGTCTCAAGTCGTGGTATGGGTAGTCTTGTGACAAAAGGCGGTGTTAATGTTGTTAATAAAGATTTTCAATTATCAACAGTTGACATCGTACAAGATCCTTCAGCGCCAGAGGCGTTTGTAAAT